AAGAAGAGGAAGGAGAGGGGGAGAGGGAGGGAACCCCCCTGTCTCTCCAAGCAATCTCTCTCCAAACGAGGGCATAGAGCCGCTAATAGGCCCATTTGAGGGGCAAGTTAAACCAATATGGACATAAATGAAACGGATGTCATACCGATTAAGCGAGGGGCAAAAAACACCGCGCTTTTGATGGGCGATACAAAACCTCGGATTATGTCAACAGCTTTAAAAGGTCCATCCCGGGGTAAAGAGTTTGCAGATTTTTGCGATTCTATAAATATGCCGCTTATGCCGTGGCAAAAATATATATCTAACGATTTTCTAACCCTCGGTAGTGATGGTTTGTATGTTCGGAGCCTTGCGGCAATTTTGGTAGCGCGCCAATCCGGTAAAACTCATTTAATGGCCATGCGGATATTATTTGGCTTATTTGTAACCGGTGAAATGAGCATCGTGGCCATATCCTCAAAACGAGGCATGGCCGAGGATACATTTAATAAGGTTTGCAACATTATAGAAAATAACGATGTTTTGCGTAAACAAGTAGTTTTAGTACGCGGCCGAGTGGGTTATCGCGGAAACGGTAAGCAACACCTCGATTTAAAAAATGGCGCAAAATATGAGGTGTGCGCGGCTACGGCCGATGGCACCCGAGGCAAGTCGGCTAATTTATTATTTATAGACGAATTGGCATCTATTACCCCGGAAGCGTGGGCCTCGGCTAAACCGGTAACTATTGCAAAACCCGGAAGTCAAATTTATGTAGCTTCAAACGCCGGCCATGCCTATAGTTTAGTTTTGAACGATTTACGCGATAGGGCCTTAACTAATCCATCGCCTACTCTTGGTTGGTATGAATACTCGGCCGCTCAACATTGTAAACCTACAGATCGTAAAGGTTGGCAAGCCGCTAACCCGGCTTTAGGTATAACCATAACCGAAACCGGAATTGAGTCTGCTTTATCGACTATGAAAACCGAGGATTTCTTGCGGGAACATTTATGTATGTGGGTTTCTAGTTTAACCTCGCCATGGCCCATGGGTTCATGGGAATCTTGCGCGGATATTACTTTAAACCTACCAATCGGGCCAACTACCTATTTTGCTTTTGATGTTGCTCAATCTAGGCGCTCGGCATCGCTAGTAGCCGGGCAATTAACACCCGATGGAAAAATAGGGGTTGGCTTAGTAGATTTTTGGACTTCGGATACGGTTATAGATGAATTAGCGGTAGCGGCAAAAATTAACGAATGGGCGATTAAATACCGGCCGCAATTTATAGCCTTTGATCATTACTCTACAGCTTCTATAGCCGCAAGATTAACCGCAAGTAATCAAAGGCTTATAGATGTTTCGGGTACCGCATTTTGGCAAGCATCCGGAGATTTACTAGATGCCATTGTAAGCGGGCGCGTTGTGCATCAGGGCCAGAAATTACTCGATGACCAAATGGCCGCGTGTGCGGCAAAAACTCGCGATGGGGCTTGGCGTTTAGTGAGAAGGGCCAGCGCCGGCGATATTTCAGGGCCAATCGCTTTAGCGATGATAGTTCACAAAATGCAAGAGCCGGTTTCAATACCTGCAATTTTGGCGGTGTAGACACGCCTATTTGTCTGTTTTAAACATTATGTCGTTATTGGGTGGTATAGGGCTATTATCCCACTATGGGGTTATTGTCGCGTTTGCGGTTAGTAGATGAAGCGCCGGCAAAATTAGAAGCGCAATACGCACCGGCGGTAATGGATTTACCCTTCACTAATAATTATTGGAACACTACCGGTTTAAATTATGGCGGCGGTATTGACCGCGTTAGTGCTATGCAGATACCAAGTGTAACTAGATGCCGCAATTTATTATCGGGAGTTTTGGCCGCGCTCCCTCTCGAATTGTATAATGAAAAAACCGGAGCGGAATTAGATGCACCCGTATGGTTAAACCAACCGGATATAAGGCAACCGCGCGCGGTTACTATAGCTTGGACTATTGACTCATTATTATTTTACGGTTGCGCTTATTGGTTTGTAACCGAAGTAGAAGCATCGACTGGCAGACCTTCACGATTTGAATGGGTGCAAAATACAAGAGTTTCACCAACTTTAGATGCTACCGGCCATGAAGTTTTATATTATACATTAAACGGAAAAAAATTACCGATGAGTGGTGTTGGTAGTTTAATTACATTCCAAGGATTAACGCAAGGAATTTTATCCACCGGCGCGCGCACCTTGCAAGCGGCTCTCGATTTAGAAAAAGCGGCATCCGTGGCCGCAAGTACACCCATGCCGTCGGGGTATATTTCAAATTCGGGAGCTGACTTGCCAGAAGGTCAAGTACAAGGTTTATTAGCGGCTTGGAAAAGCGCGCGTAATTCTAGATCGACGGCTTTTTTAACTTCTACTTTAAGTTTTACGCCTACTAATTTTTCTCCTAAAGAAATGTTATATGTAGAAGGAATCCAAAATAGTGCGTTGCAGGTCGCAAGGTTATGTAATATCCCGGCATTTTATTTAAGTGCAGAAGTACAAGGTAATTCAATGACTTACCAAAATATCATAGATGGCCGGCGCGATTTAGTAGCTCTAAGTTTGCAACCTTTTATTTCTTGCGTGGAATCTAGGTTATCAATGGATGATTTAACACCCCGAGGTAATTGCGTAAAAATGGCGGTCGATGAAACATTTTTAAGAAGTGATGCACTTACTCGTTTAAATGTTATTGAAAAAATGATAAATTTAAATTTAATTTCAGTAGAACAAGCGCAAGCGATGGAGCAATTAACACCAATGGGTATAGGAGATGGATATGAAACTAACATTCTCTAGCGTAGTCGAGGCGGCAGACACCGAACGGCGAATAATTGCCGGTGTGGTACTTCCTTGGCAACAAATCGGGGCTACAAGTGTTGGGCCGGTAATGTTTGAAAAAGGCTCGGTTAGCATAGATGAATCGGCTAAAATAAAATTATTACTGCAACACCAACCAAATGCAATCCTTGGCCGCGCTCAATCTTTAGTAACTACCGACGATAACATTTACGGCACCTTTAAAATTAGTGCTTCTACCGCCGGCACCGACGCATTATTAATGGCATCGGAATTATTGTACGGGGGTTTAAGTGTTGGCGTGGAAGTACAAAAATCAGAACCTAGAGATGGTTACCTTTTAGTCAAATCCGCTAGATTATTGGAAGTGTCTCTCGTAGAAATTCCGGCGTTTGAAAATGCTCAAATCAAAAAAATTGCCGCAAGCGTTAGCGAAACGGTAGAAACACCAAACCAACCAACTAAAGAAAGTGAGGCTATCGTGAGTGATACTCCCGTAGTCGCAACACCCGAGGTAGAAACCGCTCCCGTGGTCGAAGCCTCGCGACCAATTACAGCTAGTACATATAATCCTCTTAATTCCCAAACGGTTAGGCACGGCATTACTTCCATTGGTCGTTATACCGAACACCGCATTAAAGCGGCTTTAGGTAATGAAACTTCCGCTTTATGGATTAAAGCAAGTGAGGACCCAATGGTAGTTAGAGCCGCCGCCGATTCGATCGGAACTACAAACCCCGCATTTAATCCCGTGATTTATATGAACGAATTTATTAGTAATAATAATTTTGCTACCCCGGCTATTGATGCTTGTTCTCGCGGGGTTCTCCCAACTCAGGGCATGACCTTTTCAATTCCTAAGCTGACTACCGCGCCTGTAGTGGGTACGGTTGCAGAATCAGGAACACCGGGCGAAACCGGAATGGTTACAGCGTACTTAACTGGTACCGTTGTTAAATCGGCCGGCGCACAAACGGTAACGGTGGAGCTTTTAGACCGTTCTAGCGATAACCCTGCATTTTATGATGAACTAACGCAACAAATGGAACGCGCGATGCTAATGGCACAAGATAAATTAATGCTCGCGGCCTTAATCGCCGGCGGCACTACATCTACTGTAACAAGCGCCGCAACTTCGGCCGGTATTATTTCTTTTGTATCGACACAAGCACCTATCGTTTATACCGGCACTTCATATTTTGCCCGTAACTATTTAGCTAATGGCGCACAATGGGGATTAATTCTCGGAGCGACAGATAGCACCGGACGAGTTATATATAATGCTTCTCAACCTATGAACGCTAACGGTGTAGCATCGGTATCCTCGGTTCAAGGTAATGTTTTGGGTCTTTCGCTTTATGTTAGCCCAAACTTCACCGCTACTACTGTTGCCGATAATTCTGCATTTATTATCGCACCGGAAGCCGCTACATTTTATTCCTCACCATCTACTTATTTTTCGGTGAATGTTATGTCCTCGATGAGTGTCAATATGGCCATTTATGGTTATTCTTGCCCGCTTGTTAAACAAGCCGCCGGAGTTAGAATTTTTGACCTCACCTAACAAAAACTAAGCCACTTGCAGGGTTTAGGAGGCCCTGACCCTGCAAGTCTTATTTTAAGGAGTTAAAAAAGTGCCGGCAACATATACGACCGAAGCGGAATTAAGAGCTTCAATGGGGATAGGCTCCCTTTACTCAAGCGCGAGCGTTGAGGAATGTTGTCAAACAGCGCAAGATTTAATAAATTCTTTTTTAGATTTTGATTCTGCACCCATTGTAGGCGTTTCTTTATCTTCAAATGTTGCAACAATAGCCATAGCAAACCCGGGATTATTTTCTTATAATCAAGTGGTAACGATAAGCGGAGCGGGTTCAACATATAACGGTTCTCGCACTATCACCGGTACTATCCCTTGGACTACCGGAAGCGCGGTTACCATTTCAAATTATTTTAATTTTCCATTTACCAATTTTCCACGCGGTTATTCTTTTATACAATGCGCTATAACCGCAAACGATGATTACTGGCACTTAATTAAACCTTACGGCTTAATGCTAGGCGTGGATACCAAAACGGCCGGTTACGCGGCCGTCGCTAGCATTAGAAGTGCGAGTTTAATTTTAGCTACAAACATTTGGCAATCTAGATCAAGTACACAAAATGGCGGCATGAGTGTAGACGGTTACAGCGCCTCAAATTTTAGAATGTCTAACACACTCATGGCATCAATACGGGGATTATTAGCCCCGTATTTAAATAGTGGAACTATGGTTGGTTAAAAATGGCCACGGCATTAACTACATTAAGAACTTCTATTGCAACTATATTAGCTAACCCAGGAATTTGGTCCACTTTTAGTTATCCACCATCAATTTTATTAGCAAACTCTGTAGTGGTTTCTACTAGCGACCCTTATTTAGTGCCGTCTAATAATTCAAATAATAGTTTATTATGTATGGCCAATTTAAAAATTATTATGACCGTGCCGTTTTTAGACAATGCCGGTAATCTTGCGGGCATTGAGGATACAATAGTAGCCGTGTTTAATAAATTGGCTAATTCTACTTTAGTATTTAATATAAATGGTGCCTCGGCTCCAAGCATATTAGATGCACCTTCCGGAGCCATTTTGGTATCGGATTTTTCTATAAGCACCCTAACGAGCTGGAGTTAAAAATGAGTGAACTATCCGAAAAAGATAAAGCCGCATTAGAAGCGGAAGGTTTATCGACTAAACAAGGCACTACACCAACAGCACCAACACCAACACCAACTAAGAAAGATGAGGCATAAAGAATGGCAATATTGTTACTCAATAAGGTTGGTGTCAAATTCACCGCCGCACCTACCGATATTTCTAGTAATTGTTCATCGGCCGTTTTAAATCAAGTATTTGAAGAAATTGAAACTACTCGATTTGGAGCAACTTCAAGGCAATATAGTAAGGGCTTAGAAATAGGCTCGCTTACTGTAAATTTTATTAATGACTGGGCGGCTAGTAATGTTTGTGCCGCACTACAAAGCGGTTATGGCACCGGTTTAGAAGTTAAAGTAATTAACGATTATGTAGCCGCTATTAGTGCTACTAATCCTTTATATACCTTAACCGTGTTGATCAACACGCTCACCCCGATAGGTTCAGGGAATATCGGCGACTATGCCACTTCTCAGATTACTTGGAACGCTATAACCTCAATAGTGCAAACTACTACGGGTACTTGGTAGAAACACACTCATGGCATCATTAAAAATAACTAGGGCCTCGGGAGAAATAATTTGTAAAATAACTCCCGTTATTGAGATGGCTTTTGAGAAAAAATATAATTGCGGAATTCACAAAAAATTTCGCGATGATGAGATGAGTTCGGACCTTTACTGGCTTTCTTGGGAATGTTTACGCCGTTTAGAAGTAGTAGACCCGTGGGGCGATGCGTTTCTAGAAACCTTAATAGCGGTGGAAGTTATCGAGGATACAGACCCAAAACGATAGGGCGTGATTCTTTTACTTATTTGGTAGCTTGTCTATCAATTAAAACGGGGATACCGCCTAACGAGTTTATAAACATGGATGCCAGAATGTTAGCGGCCATGTTGCAAGTTATAAGCGACCAAGCAAGAGAGGTAGAAAATGGGCGTAGAAATAAACGGACTCGTTGAAATGCGCCGCGCTCTTGCCAAGTTTGCACCGGATTTAAAAAAAGAATTAGATAAAGAAACAAGAAACGCATTAAAAGTAATGGTAAACGATGCTAAAAGTTACACTAATAACGATAATGTGCCGAGCCGGTGGAGAGGTAACGAGGGTGCTAATCCACTTCGCACTTTTAATAATAGGCGTTTTCCACTATGGAATTTATCCGAGGTCATTGGTGGAATCAATTATAAAAGCGGTGAAAGTAAAACAAATACAAAAGGGTTTAGGTCTTTATATCGGCTACAAAATCAATCACCGGCGGGTGCAATATACGAATGGGCCGGGCGCATATCAGGTTCTCAGGGTTTGCCGTGGATCGGGCCAAAAGGCGACCCGGGCAATCGCAAGGTTTCTCACTCTAATTGGAAAGGTGCCGGCAAACAATTTATTAAAGTGTTAGACGAAAGAGATAATTACCGGACCATTAAAGGTAAAAAAGATGGCCGTTTAATTCATAGAGCCGTAGAAAAAGACCAAGGCAAGTTTCGTAAAAATGTTTTAGCTAGTACTGAAAGAGTTATGAAATTAACGCAAGCTCGGCTGGATGCTATCCCTACGGTCGGGAGTAAATAATGGCATTTAAGGGCGTAGGTATAGATTTTTTTACAAGGTTTGATGCAAAAGGATTAAACAAAGGCCGTAAAGATATAGATAAATTTACTAGTGGCGTTAAAAAATTTGGTGCCGCTATTGGTTTGGCTTTTAGTACTGGGGCCATAATTGCTTTTGGTAAATCCTCGGTAAAAGCATTTGTAGCCGATGATAAAGCGGCCAAATCTTTAGCGCAAACTTTAAAAAATACCGGCAACGCTATGCAGACTATGGGCGTAGAAAAAACAATAGCGGCATTACAAAAACAAACGGGTGTGCTCGATGATTTTTTGAGACCGGCTTTTCAAACCCTTTTGACCGCTACGGGTGATGTAAGCAAGTCTACGCAAGGTTTAACAATAGCTTTAGATGTAGTAGCCGGCACCGGTGCCGATGTAGAAAGCGTGGTTAAAAGTATTGCTAAGGCTTATACGGGCAATACTGCCGCACTTGGAAAACTTGTACCGGGTATAGATAAAGCCGTTTTAGCTTCTAAAGATTTAAACAAAATAAACCAAGAATTAACTCGATTATTTGGTGGCCAAGCTAATACGGCGGCTAAAAGTTATGCCGGCCAACTAGCTATTTTAAATGCGGCGGCCGCCGATGCTAAAGAAACTATAGGTAAAGGCTTAGTTACCGCTATTCAATTATTAGCCGATGGACATTCTTTAGATAAAGCCACGGCAAAAATGGATACTTTAGCGCAAACTGTTGCGGATATAACCGTAGGTTTAGCCGATGCCATTAGTAAATTAGGAGTGCTTGAAGGTAGCGGCTCAAAATTAAATAGGTTTGCTTTTTTTGGTCCAGTTTTAGGCCCCATTATTAGTTCATTAGAAAAAGGCGGCCAAACTATAAGGGCTAATAAAGCGGCCGGAGCTTCGGTTTTAGACCCTTCCGGTTTAATGGCTCAAGATAAAGCTAATAAAATTTTAGAAGCAAAACGAATAAAAGAAGCCGCCGCATTAAGAGCGTTAGAAAATAAAGGTATATTAGATAAATTAAAAGCTACGGCAGATCAAAAAACCTTAGATGATTTAAAGAAAAAACTCGATACCGAACGCATATCTTTAACCTACGCGATGAGTCAAGCTACCGATGAAGCTACAAGGTTACAATTAAAAAGCCAATTAGATTTATTAGATGGTAACGCGAGAGCCGCCGCCGAGGATATAAAGCGCATGGAAGAATTGGCGGCCGCTAAAGAGGCGGCAGAAAAACGCATGCAGGAGCGCACCGATCTAACCGCTAAAGCGTTTGATGATTTAAATATAAAATCTACTAATTTAATAAAATCAATAGACCCATTAACTACCGCGTTTGATAATTTAAAAATTAATACAAACAATTTCTCACAAGCATTATTAGACGCAATAAAAGCACAAAACGAGGGTGAGCGACATGGTGCCGCCGGTGTAGTTGTACCCGGGGGAATAATTACAAACACCCCGCAAAATATACCGGTGGGCGGCGGGCGTGGAAGCGAAAATAGCGGTGGCGGGATTAGCGGTAATAGCGGTGGCACCGGCACCGGCGGTGGCGGTGGTTTAGGTTCATTTTCACTCAAAGGAAACGACCCGGTAAATGAAGTTATAGATGTAGTAGATTATTGGGCCGAACAAACACGGCTAACCCTTGCGGCCATGGCCGAAAATATAGCTAATACACCTATTGCGTTACAAATATATGGAGATTTAAACGATTATGGATTCCAATACGCGGTGCAACGAGCTAACCAAGCTAATGCAAGAGATGGCGTTTCTATAGCCGGTTCATCGAGTACCGAATGACTCTACCCGTTTTAACCGCAACAATAAATTTTAGCACCGGACCTAGTTTTGCCCAAGCTCTTTTATTAGATTCTGGCCAATTAGATGTAAACATTTTAGCCGATGCGGTTTCCGTTATTGTAGATGTTAGCGATGTTATAGATAAAATAAGTTTTACAAGAGGTAGAAACATTACCGCCGATCAATTTCAAACCGGGCAATTATCTTTAAGAATTCTCGACACTTTAGGAAACTTCAACCCCCAAAATGTTTTGGGGCCCTACTATTCTTTACTATCCCCAATGCGTAAATTAACTATTACGGCTACTTATAGTTCTATTACTTATGATTTATTTGCCGGTTACATTACCGGTTATCAAACTACTACACCGAGCAACGCCGCCGATAACCTTACCTATACAACTATAACCGCCGTAGATGCTTTTAGATTATTTAACCTTGCAACGGTTACAAGTATTGCAGGAGCCGCCGCCGGTGATTTATCCGGTACGAGAATAAATCAAATCTTAGATGCTATTTCTTGGCCGAGTTCTATGAGGGATATTGATGCCGGTTTGACTACTTTACAAATTGACCCGGGTACCTCGCGCACGGCTTTATCAGCTATGGCAACCGTTGAAACTACCGAATATGGCGCTCTATATACCGGGGCTAATGGTTCTATAGTTTTTCAAGATAGGCAAGTAACTAGCACAAGTGTTAATAATCCCGCTACGGTTTTTGCCTCCGATGGAAGCGGTATTACCTATCAAGATGTAAAATTTAACCTTTCGGACATTTTAGTTTATAACCAAGCTAATGTAACGGCTACCGGTTTGGCACTTCAAACCGCTTTAAATCAAGATTCTATAGACCTTTACTTTTTACATACCTACACGGCTACCGGGTTACTTATGCAAGACACCGCAACGGCTTTAAATTACGCTCAATCTTATGTAGCCTCCCGGGCCGCCACTTCTATAAGGGTGGACCAATTAACTTTAAATTTGTATACCGAAAACTATAATGCCGGCATTATTGCCGCTTTAGACCTAGATTTTTTTGACCCGGTAACTATCCAAGCCGATCAGCCCGGTAACACTTCTATAACTAAAACCGTACAGATTTTTGGCGTTTCTATGGACATTACGGTTAATTCTTGGATAACAAATTTTGTAACAATGGAACCCGTAATCGATGCTTTTCAATTAGACTATTCGGAGCTTGATGATGCTCAAAGCATACTCAGCTATTAAGGGAGAAAAAAATGAGTAAACAAACCTATACGACCGGGCAGGTTTTGACCTCGGCCCAAATGACTCAGCTACAAGCCAACGATTATAACCAAACCGTTAGCGCAAAAGTGGCGAGTTATACCCTAGTGGCGAGCGATGCGGGAACTCGTATAACTATGAGTAATGCAAGTGCCACCACCATTACCGTTAATACTTCACTTTTTACCGCCGGTGATACTTTAATAATTACAAACATTGGTGCAGGTGTCTGCACGATAACCGCCGGAACCGCTACGGTATCTACCGGGGGTTCACTTGCGTTAGCCCAATACGATAGCGGCACTTTATATTTTACAAGCACGGGCGTATCGATCTGGAACGGTGTCAACCCGGGGGATATAACAGGCGTTACCGCTTCTACCGGATTAAGTGGCGGCGGCACTTCCGGCACCGTATCCCTTGCCATTGATTCCACGGTTGCTACTTTAACAGGTACGCAAACGCTAACAAATAAAACTTTAACCTCTCCCGCACTAACAACGCCAACAATTAGCACACTAACAACTAACGGCGATTTGGTTTACGGTACAGGTTCGGGCGCATTATCTAGACTTGGTATTGGCTCAACTTCGCAAGTGTTAACTGTCGCAAGTGGTGTGCCATCTTGGGCAACCCCGGCAACAAGTACGCAAAAGGTTATTCAAGTGGTTTCGGCTTCTTATGCGACTTCAACTTCATCATCTAGTGCAAGTTATATTGATACGGGTTTAACCGCAACAATTACTCCAACACTTAACACCAGCAAAATTTTAGTGTTATTGGCCCAAAATGGAGCGTATAAAGATACGGGTGCCACAACTGGAGCAATCGGATTAAAACTTTTAAGAGCAGGTTCAGACATAGCACAAATTACAACAAATGGTTTATACACAGATACAAATATGATGCTATATGGCTCATCTTATGCTTTAACTTATCTGGATGCTCCCGCAACTACTTCCGCAACAATCTATAAAACACAATTTCAGCGAACAAGCGGTTTAGGTAACGCAACCGTTCAAATTACCAGCTCAGTTTCCACAATTACCTTATTAGAAATAGGTGCGTAATGATTCCAGAAGAATCTTTAATTATGAGAGCAATTGAAAACCTTGCGCCAAATGCCGAGTGCAGTTTTTCGGCAACTGATTTGGATACTTTAATTTGGTATTCAGATGATATCAAACAGCCCACAAATTCGGCAATCTTGGCTGAATTGGTAAATGTAAAAGCAACGGTAGAAAAAGCCGAAACCGATAAATTAGCCGCTAAGCAATCAGCACAGGCAAAACTCGCTGCGCTAGGATTAACCGCCGATGAAATAGCGGCACTTGGTAACTAGTCAAAACGGGTGGCCCGCTAGTACCGTTTCTAGCGAAATCCAAATAAAAAGTTTTGTAGTGGGCGGCGTTAAATTGCGTTGCGCGGAAGCCGCATTACCATTATTGAAAGCCTTTACCGAGCAATATCACGAACATATTGACCCGCTCATTCCCGGCCAATGTTGGGGTTATGCTTATAGAAACATTAGGGGTAGTAAAGAATTGAGCAACCATGCTTCGGGCACGGCTATAGATTTGAATTCTTTAAAAAACCCGTTAGGTGCAATAGGTACCTATACGGTTATACAAATAGTTTTATTAGATGCGTTAATAAAAAAATATGGTTTGCGCGCCGGATATAATTACCATGGGCGTAAAGACCCGATGCACTTCGAGATTTCACTTAATGAAGCGAAAACCGCCGCGTTAATTGAAAAATTGGGCCTATCAATTAAGAAAGAGGAAACCAATGAAAAAGTTACTTGAAGCAATAAAAAAACCCGCGATGTCATATTTAAGAGCTTCTCTCGCGGCTACCGGGGCTCTACTCCTATCCGGGATTACAGACCCTAAAATTCTAACTAACGCCGCTATTGCCGGGTTTATCGGTCCGGTGCTCAAAGCTCTAAAAATTCCAGTAGGGAGTAAATAATGGGTCCAGTACATTTTCAAGTTACTAATAACTCCGGTTATCATTTAACTATCCGAAATAACCCACTTGGCACAATAGGCGAAGTGCCTACCGGTGAAGGTTGGGGCTATGATTTTGATGCCTCTATTGAACATAACACTAACCAAATGGTTTTTTCATCACCCGCCGGCACGGTTTGTAGCGGCTCGGTGGCGTGGTCTAGTGGTGGTTCGGGTGCCGATGATGGTTGGATGGAGCCGGTTCTTTTCTCTATGTCCGGCGAAA